CTGATTTCCATTTTTCTGGGTTCATAACTTAATCATCCTTTATTTCTGGGACACTATCGGATTTATCCACGTTAGTCAAGTTCCCCCAGTTATCACCTAGCGATATGTCGCTAGGGCTTGGTACTTGCAGTTCGTAAGCAGATTCCATTATCTTGCACAACTCCTCTGCCTCCTTCTTGTTTTTTACGGAAAAAGCCAGTTCGTCGTGTATCTGTACGAGCGGTATTTTATTCTTCTGTTCGTACACTGCGGCCATTGCCGCCTTCGTTTGATCTGCCGCGCTCGATTGAATTAGCCTGTTTAGTGCTTTATACGTGTAGGCACGTTTAATGTTGTCACCATACTCAATGTGCGCTTCTTCTTTTGGCAGAGCCCGTGCAGAAACAAACAGGTTGGGCTCCCACAAATCAAACCTACACTTGCGGCCTAGTAATGATCTGACAAACCCGCCCTTGTCGCGGTGCGAAACTTTGCGCTGTACAGAATCCATGAGTTCTTTAACAAAGGGGACATCACCGTGGTACTGGCGCATGAGCCGTTTAGCCTCATCCGTTGACACATCCAACTGCTCGGCCAGCTTGGTCTGACCCATGCCGTACATAATACCCAGGTTTATGGTCTTGGCTTGTTTTCTGGGAATGTTGGCGATGTCGGCTACCATCTGGTGAAAGTCGGTCTTGGGGTTTTCCCTGTATGCTTTTACAAAATCCTCGGAGCCCGTCAGTCCTTTGTTCGTGAGACTTGCAAAGTGTACCAGTATACGCGGCTCTTGCTGGTCAAAGTCCATTGACGCCCACTTCTCCCCTTTTTCAGGTAGGAACAAGCCGCGTATTTTCTGTGCCATTTCTGGATTGCGCGACGGTATTTGTTGGAGGTTCGGGTTTGACATACTGATACGACCGGACACTGTGCCGCCGCCCTCGGAGCGTAACTGATTAATGTGCCCGTGGATGCGGTCCTTCTCGGCATACCGGAATATACTGGACAGGAATGTGTTGCCCATCTTGTCATACTCTCTTGCCTCTGCAATCTTCTGGGCAATAGGGTGTTCGTGCTGGGCTAGGAAGTTCTTTGTAAAACTAGGCAAACCTGTTTTGGTTCGACCGTAGGGTATCTTCAGATGGTCAAATACTTTTGCAATACTTGCCGCCGCCCATAGTTCTACTGTAACGCCTGTTTCTTTTTTAACTTCAGCCTGTATGCCTTTTACAATTTTAAGGAGATCTTGTTTAAGTCTCTCGGCAGAATCGAGGTCTACTCGAACACCCTTCCAAGTCATTTCTATACAAAGCGGCAGGACGGAAGTTTCCATGTCAAAAACTTGCCATAGGTCTTCTTTGGTTAACTCTATTTTAAAAACTTTCCACAAATCGAGCGTAAGCTGGGCATCAGCCTCGGCATATTCCCCGACAAAACAAGCGGGTAGCTTGTAAAGCTCACCCTTTGGATCAACCCCAAATTCTTGTGCGGCTTCGCGTAAAGCGGCCTCTGATTTCATTAATCCCATGTAATCGTAAGCCACTGCATTGAGGGAATAACTAAACCTGTTTTCGTTTAACAAAGGTGCGGCCAGCATCGCATCAATAATCTTTCCGTTAAGCTCAATGCCAAGGCGTTTTAGCCAGCCAACGTCATATGCGGCATTGTAAAAAATCTTGTCGGACGGATGGTCCGCTATCTCCTTTTGAAACCAACGCATGACAATGCCCCGATCAAGGTTGCCACCACCCTCGTGAGCAATGGGCAGATAGGCGTTAAAACCTTCGTATGCAACGGCAAACCCGACCACATCTCCATGTCCGGTGGGCCACCCTGGACCGTGGGACTTGAGCCGTGGGTCTTTGGTCTCCAAGTCTATTGCAATTTCCGTAATACCTTCCGGCGTCTTCGGTAACTGCTCAATGGGAACCCACTCGGTCTTAACGCCCCACGTTGGTTTTTTAAGATTCTTTTTCATTGTTCTTCTTACTATACTTTTCTGCCAGCAGTTTAAACGAAAGCTGGTTATCGCGATCCCTTTCCGCACATTCAAAAGCTACCGCCGCATATCCCGCGCCGTCAATGTAGTTGTCTTTCTTTAGAGCCCCTGACTTACGCCGTGCTATTTTCAGTAGCTCCATCATGTTGGCAGCATCTTCCGCGGATAAGTTGCCGTTTTTGTCGTGCAGGTATCCGTTCCATAACTGGGCAATGTTCTGGTGATTTTCCCACATTGAACCGTAATCAATTGCACGGTCACCCCCAACTAAATCCAAAGCGGTTTCCAAAACTTTCTTAAATGCGGCCATTGTACAGTGTCCTTTCTTCTACGGTTAATCCAATTGCTTTTGCGTGTTCAATTCCACTTGCCATGCCTTCGGATATGCCACGGTCTATGTATACCGCGCACAGATCTGCAACCGCATACCATGCTAATGCCGAACTCATGCCGAGGTGACGTTCTTCGGGTATGTCATCGTCTAGCACTTGCGTGTAAAGTAAGTGAGAAACAAACGGTGACTCCCCTCTTGATAAAGAGTTAGCCATGCAGTCTCTTGCATAATCAATATTTTCAAACAAACCCCGTCCGCTGGCGTGATCCCCTTTGTAAGGACTTTCAATTATTACTTTCATATGGCCCATCCCCTTTGTGAATCTTCTGGCATTTTTAAAATAAGGTTCTTTTTTGTTCTCGTTATTCCAACGTATAAAACTCGGTGAGCGTCGTCGGGATTTTTCTCCATCTCTTTCAACGCCTTACCAGACAGGTCCGTGAACAGTAGTACATTGTCCGCTTCGCCACCTTTTGCACCGTGGATCGTGGACAGTTTAATCTTGGGCTTCTCAAATATATTAACGCCCCGATTAAGCAAAGCAGTAGCATAGGCCCTGTCTTCGTCACCAATCCTGTTTAAAGCAACGTCCCATGTTGTGTCGGGCGTTTCTAGCCCAAAGTAATTTCGTAAGACAGAGATAGTAAAAAGGTCTTTCTCATCTGCACCGCCCAACATTTTCTTAGCACCGCGCTTTAAACGCCCCTCCCCACTGGAAATGTGGTCATAAAGATTGACGGCTTCCTTCAAGGATATTTCGTGACCAGCGCCTTCCTGCATGTAGTTCCAAGAGCTAATAGCAGAGCGTACGTTTTTCTTCAAAGACGGTGCTCCTTTACGCTCAAAGTACTGACCGCTAGAAGTGAGTTGGTCTGCTAATTCATCTAGCATGTAATTAGCTTGCGCGAGGACCAGCCATTCTTCGTTGCCAAACGAAATTGTGTTTGCATCGTATGTGCGCTGGACACTGCCTTCTTCTTGCCGTGGGTCCCAGATTTTTTTCTGTCTATATTGTATTCTTTGAACTACGGAATCTGCTATGCGGTGAACGCTTCGAGGTATCCGGTAAGATTGAGAAAGAACTTCCGAACCCCCCTGCAATGAAACAAAGTGGTTTATGTCTGCTCCAGCCCAGCGGTAAATGCCTTGGTCATCGTCCCCCGCTACGAACATCCGTTGACATCGCTCGTTCAGGCTATGAGCTACTCGCCACTGCAATGGTGTTAAGTCCTGTGCTTCGTCCAAGAATATTGTGTTAAGAACAGGAAGGTTGCTTGGTCTCTCGGACAGTTCGACCATCATATCGGTAAAGTCTTTCAAGCCATTAAACAACTTAAAGCGCTCATACTCGTTATATAAATGTTCAAACTCATAGAAAGGAATGACTAGATCAGTGGCATTGTATGCGTACTTTACCCCTTCTAGTGAGTTTCGAGCCAGATCAATTGCCCGCATTATTGGGTTGTTGGATTTAAGAAGCGTAAAGCCATCATCAACAATGTGCTCCGCTCCCGTAGAAGACAAGTCAACCCCTGTCTCTTTACTAAAATCCTTGAGACCTTTGTCGCCAAGAATGTCGGCATTCGACATACCAAGACTTTGAAATGCCAGACTGTGCAATGTACGGAAGTACATAAAATCTTTTTCAGGATCTAAGTTAAACCTTGAAACGGCCCTGTCCCGTGCTTCGTGGGCCGCTTTGCGTGTAAAAGCAAAATACCCTATGTCGTTCGGGGACATGCCGCCCGACAATAGTGTATCCACCTGATTTAACAGTGTGGTTGTCTTTCCGGTTCCTGGGGGTCCAAAATATCTAAACATTATCTTTTTTCAAAAAAACATCCAATTCATAACCAAGAGAGTCAAGTATCTGTTCAATCCTGTATATAGACAATTGCCGAGAAGCTTCGACATTCTCATACTCTGCTATTGTCCGCTGTGGCATCTTGGACTGATAAGCCAGTTCTCGTTGCGTCAGACCTTTCTCTATCCGCAACTCGCGAAGAAGCTGGCTCCAGTTGATAGGTTCATCTCTCAAAACGGAAGATCCTCCTCGTCATCAAAGCGAGACTCAAACTCTTCTTCTATTTTTGCAAAGGACGGTATTGACCAACATCGTACTGTGCGACCTTTAATTCTAAACTGTTCAGACCTTCCATCTATGTCGCGAAGGCGTTGCGCTATTTTGTTTGAGCGGTACTCAAAGAACTTGTTACGTTTTAGAAAAGCCTCAAAGTCTTTTAATCTAAAGTATGTGCGACCCTCTTCCTCGTCAGTCCAAGGACGGCGCAATAATATTTCTTCTTTGTCCATTGCAGACTGCATGTGCGTAGAGAACTCTTCAAGCATGTCGTAGAACTGACCGCGAAGGCTTGTGTCTTCGGACGTTGTTATGACAGCACCTTCTGTGTCTAACATCTGAGACAAGAGTATGTTCATCATGGTTTCCCAAGCTTGCTTGGTGTTGGTGCGTGGCATGAAATTAATCTGTTCCATGCACAGTATCTGAAAGCGCGATTGTTTCTGAAGCCCT